CTGAATTAGAGGCCATTGACGGTGTTACAGCAGGGACTGTGACGGCATCTAAGGCTGTAATTGTAGACAGCAACAAAGATATCGCCAGTTTCCGCAACGTCACGCTGACAGGCGAGTTAGACGCCGGGTCGCTGGACGTTAGCGGTGATGCTGACATTGATGGCACGTTGGAGACTGACGCACTGTCAATCAACGGCACTGCTGTTACAGCAACTGGCGCGGAGCTAAACTATAGCGACACAGGCGCTGCCGTTGGCACAGTGGTCGCCTCTAAGGTGGTCACGGCTGATGCTAATAAGGACGTTGCCAGCTTCCGTAATATCACGCTAACAGGCGAACTTGATGCCGGTAGCCTTGATGTATCTGGTGACGCTGATATTGACGGCACGCTAGAAGCTGACGCCATGACGCTGAACGGCACAGCCATCACAGCGACAGCCACGCTAGACACAGGCATCTCAAACAACAATGTGCCTAAGTTTACGTCTGGCGTGGCTGACAATGATTTTCTGCGTGTGGATGGGACGGCCATCGAGGGGCGTTCTGCGTCAGAGGTGTTGTCTGATATAGCAGCAGCACCAGCGGCTGGTAGTTCAAATATTGTGACAACAGGCGCACTGAACAGCGGCAGCATTACCAGCGGCTTTGGCGCGATTGACAACGGTTCAAGCAATATTACCACCACTGGTGTTGGAACATTTGCATCACTGGATATTAGCGGCGACATAGACGTTGACGGCACCACAAACCTTGATGTTGTGGACATTGATGGTGCCGTAGACATGGCCAGTACCTTGACTGTTGCAGGAGCCGTCACTGGTTCTAGTAGCTTTGCAACCGCCGCAGGAGGTACATTCACAACCGCATCAGGTAATGATTTAAACATTGTGTACCCTGACAGTCGTTCACTGTTTATAAAAGAAGGCTCAACTACTCACGTTACTGTGGATAACGCTGGCAATGTTGGCATCAATGTTGACCCAACCCAAAAACTTCATGTTGCTGGAAATGCAATCGTTACTGGCATAGCACGACTAGGTGATGGTTCAGAAAGCGCACCCGCATATCAGTTTGTATCGGATACCGACACCGGAATATTTAGACCCGCTTCTAATCAGCTTGCTTTTGCCACAGGCGGCAGTGAGGGTGGAAGATTTAATGGAGTAAACTTTCTTGTTGGAAAGACTGCCAGTGGAAACTTTGATCAAGGTAGTTGCGAGTTAAATAACACAGGCTACCTTCAACTTGCTCGTGACGATGGCGCAAATATATTTATCAGTAGACAAGGCTCTAGTTCACCTGAAGGTGCTATGATTACCCTGCACAAAAGCACTTCAGAAATAGGCCGAATTGGGGTGAAATCAGACAGAATGTTCATGGGTTCTAGTACTACTGGCCTAGCGTTTGAAGGCTCTCAAGCTGATTCTATCTATCCAATTTCAGCAAGTGGCGAGGGGTCACTTAGAGACAACGCTATTGATTTGGGATTTGCATCTTCACGTTTTGATGACGTATTTGCCACAAACGGAACAATCCAAACATCTGACGAAAACGAAAAACAGAACATTGCAGCACTCACCAGCGCAGAAATGACAGCGGCTAAAGCAATCAGTGCATTGTTTAAAACCTACAAATGGAAAGACAAAGTTACAGCTAAAGGTGATGCGGCTCGTACCCACACTGGAGTTGTTGCCCAAGAGGTGCAAGCTGCTATGTCTGATGCTGGATTAGACGCAAGCAAGTATGCGTTCTGGTGTTCTAATACTTGGTGGGAAGCCAGCACAGAGGTAGCCGCTGTTGAGGCTGTTGAGGTTGCTGATGCCGTTTATGACGATGATGGCAATGAGGTTAGCCCAGCCGTTGCAGCAGTTGATGCTGTAGAAGCCAGGGATGCTTATACTCGCATAGACACATACAACACAGAGTCTGAAGCACCAGAGGGCGCAACCAAGCGCACACGCTTAGGGGTTCGCTATCCAGAGTTGCTGGCCTTCATTGGCGCAGCCACAGAGCAGCGTTTGGTTGACATTGAAACACGCCTCGCAGCATTAGAAGCAGGCTGATGGATTTAGTTCATATCATAGACGGCCTAATCGGCGTTCTAGTTATGGCTGGCGGTTGGTTTCTTGGCACACAAGCGCGTGAGGTCAAGCGTCTGGATATACTCATCAATAGGACACGCGAGGACTTTGTGTCACGCGGTGAGTTGCGTAACGATCTGCAACGCATCACCGACAGCCTTCAAAGGCTTGAAGATAGATTAGAGCGCTTGAGTTCATAATGTGGAAATCCTTGTTGCTTTCAGCCTCCATGTTTTCATAGGCACTGGAGAGGACCGCAGGCGCGTGCCTGAAACCATGCGCTTCAAAGACGTAAATGAGTGCGTTTATTTCGCAAAAACTTTGAATAAACAGTCAAACCGCAATTTGATTACAGCCTACTGCGTGCCAGAGGCTGTCACCGGCAATATGAAAGTTTACTGACATGGAACCGATTTCCACCGCCTTGGCTGGTATCGCTCTGGTCAAGGCCAGTGTGGACGGTATTAAGGGAGCCATAGGCACGGCCAAGGATATTGGCGAGATTGCCGGTTTTATCGACAAGCTCTTTGAGGGCGAGAAACAAGTTCAGCAGCAGCGCTCAAAAAAGTCTGGCGTCAGCAGCCTGGACGGCATTGGCGATGTTGCAACAGAGGTAATCAATGCACGCCTGGCAAAAGAGCAAATGCAAGAGATTGCCACTCTGGTTGATATGAGGTTTGGGCATGGCACTTGGCGGGGCATCGTGGAGGAACGTGCCAGGCGGGTCAAAGAGGTCAAAGAAAAAGAGGTTGCCGTGCGGCGTCAAAAGGCGGCAGCACGCAAGGAAACAGTCGATGATCTGTGGACTGTGTTCATTGTCATCATATCTGTGGTTGGCGTTATCGTTGTTGGGCTAATTGCCCTGTTTGTTTTCAAAGCAAATGCGGTGGGCGAGATGGTCACTTGCCGCAAGGTCAAATGCCAGAAGCTCGATAACAAGCAAACTGTCTGTGTTTTCAAAGGGGCCAACAACACCATCGAAACGCAGTTCTTTGAGTACATGGAGTTCATACCGACTCAATACCAGTGCAAGTATGACCCCAAGGCCAAGAAAGAAATGACCATACAAGAGACTCTTAAAGAGATTCGTGAATCCCAGAAATGAACATTGTTCTAGGGGCCGATGACTATCTGAAATCGTGGACAGCAAAGCGCATTGGCATCGATAATTTCGGTCCAAGCACAGCAATCGGCGTGCAGTGCCATGGGGAGATCATTTGCGCTGCTGTTTATCACGACTGGCGTGAGGGGCAGATAGAGGCATCTATCGCTTCTTCCTCCCGGCGGTGGGCCACGCGGTCTGTCCTTCACGCCCTCTTTGCCTATCCGTTCAATCAGATAGGTGCCAACCGTATTCTGGTGCAATGCAGTGAGGCCAATGCCAAGGCCATGAAGATGAACAGGCAGCTTGGCTTTGTTCAAGAGGGCAGGCTGCGCCAGCTATATCCACCGCATGATGCGATCTTGTGGGGAATGTTAAGAAGCGAATGTAACTGGTTGAAAGGTAACGACTATGGGCAAAAGAGCGCCGTCACCACCACCCGCGCCTGATCCGCGAGATTTGATTAACGCGCAATCAGATGCAAACAGGATTACGCAGTTCACGCCTTATGGCAATCTGCTGTTTGGTTCTGTTGGTGATCAAGGTCAGTTTGTTCAGGGCGCAGTCCCAGAGGACGGCCAGGCGGCTGCGTTTACGCAAGAAACGCCGTTTCAGGCGCAACTGCGTGCAGCCACAGAAGGCACCGGCCTAGGGCTGGGCAACCTAGCGTTTGACCGGGTGACTGGCCGCACGGTGGTTGGCCAGAACGCTGATGGCTCACCAATCTTTCAAGATGATCCTGACTTTCAAAATCCCTTCAGAACAGCGCCAACTCTGTCAGGCGTATCCGCTGCCCAGGATATCGACCCGACTACCGGCCTGCCTGCTTTTCAAAGCACCATATCAAGCCCGGTAGATTTGCCGCCTGGCCTCGATACAGCCGGTATAACGGCCTTACAGAGCGATCCAGAGGCGTTTAGGTCCAACATAGAGCAAACCTTATTCAACCGCCAGCTAGGGCTATTGCAGCCAGAGTTCACGCAGCAGCGTGAGGCGTTGGAACAGAACCTCGCAGATCGTGGAATTCCCATTACAAGTCAAGGCTTTAACGATGCCGTGAACCGGCTCGAAACACAGCAAGGTGAGCAGCTATCGAGGCTGGCACAGCAGGCCACACTGGCGGCGGGTCAGGAATCTGATCGGCTGGTTAATCAGGCACGTTCAGCAAGGGCGCAAGAGTTTGGTGAGCGTGCAGCGGCTGGCGAGTTTGGCTTGGCGCGTCAAGGCCAAGGCTTCAGCCAGGCAGCAGCTAACGCACAACTGGCTAATGCAGGGCGTCAAGATACTATTGCCAACCAGTTGTTATCTAACCAGATTGCAAACCAGCAACGCCAGCGTGGCATTGCAGAACGTACTGCACTGCGAGGTCAGAATTTCAACGAACTGGCAGCGCTGCTTGGTGGGCCGCAAGTCCAGCAGGCATCTTTCTTTGCACCTGGTGCAATCGACACGCAGGGCGCGTTTGGCGCACAGATGGCGGCACAGCAGAACGCATTTAATCAAGCCCAGGCATCGAGGTCAGCAGACCTTGGCGGCTTGTTTGGTTTGGCAGGCAATCTTGGCGCAGCTTACTTATTGAGGTAGATAATGCCACACAATCCATTTCACGGTCTGATGCAACCCGGCCAACGGCCATCAATGCAGTTCCAGCAGCTAAACCAGGCTTATCAGTCTGACCCGCGCCGTATTCTAGGCCAGACACTTATGGGGCAGGGTGCGAGTTCTGCGCCTGTCAGAACGCCCCTACAAGGGCTTGGCAGGCTGTCTAGCGCATTGGTGGGCGCATACCTCCAACGCAAGGCTGGTGACGCTCAGACAGCGCGGGAGGATCAATTTAGCTCTCAATTAGCAAATGCCTTGACTGGTCTTGGTGATAACATTCCGTCTGCTATAAGTACATTGGGTCAAGTGCCGGGCATGGAAATACCAGCCTTAACTGCTGCGGCAAATTATCAAACTACCGTTGCTGGAAGAACACCCCAAAATACTAGGCGCGATATGACTCCAAGTGAGGTTGAGGCTACAGGGCGTGACCCAAGTTTAGGCATTTACCAAATTGATGCGAATGGTCAAATCTTTCCGCCCAGTGGTTCACAAGTTTCTGGTGATATTTCGAACCGTTTTGATCAAATCAATGAGGTCATTCGACTAAGTCAATTAGATAATCTGACGCCAGCAGAATCTCTGCGGTTAGATTTATTTACTAAAGATTTAGCTACGCCACGTGCGGTGCCAGTGCCTGACGGAGCAGGCGGCACTGTTACCGTAATGCAACCTGGCTTAGACGTAAGCTCCATCACTGGCGGTCAGACGGTCACGGGAGACGCCGCATCGCAAGGCGATCCAACAGGCAACAATGACGTTTCTGGCATACCAGGCGGTAAAGTTGTAGCCCGAAAACCAGCGCAACTCTCATCAACCGAATCTAAATTTGTAGCTAACTTGTCGTCTGCAAAAGTTGATTTGAACGCTGTTTTAAACAAATTATTTCCTGACGGTTTAGATGGCGATGTCAATAGATCATTGGTAGTCGGATTGAACACGCCTGCTGCTGGAGCGTTTAGCGGAGATATTCAAATAATTCGAAATGCGCTGAACAATTTGGCAGATTTAACAACACGGGACCGATCTGGCGCAACTGCGCCTCCAGAGGAAAGACAATTCTTTTTCAATCAAATTTTGCCTGCCGCAACCGATACGGCTGAAACTGTGAGATTTAAGCTCAAAAGGCTTGTCAACAATTTTAATACAAATGTGGATGCTTTTGGTGCAGGCCGAAATATTCCTGGATTAATCAAACTGGAATTCGCCATGACAAGTGACGATGACCCTGGCGATATTGAATTTTAGGTGAAACATGGCAAAATTAGCTGAAAATTTAACTGGTGCGCCATTAGCCATCAGAGAGGTTCTGGCATCTGTGCCAGAGAAACAAAAGGTTGAAGTTCTAGGGCAGTATTATGACGATGTGCGCCGTGGGTCAGACATACTCGCCAAAAATCCCAAAAACAGTACTTTAAGAAAAAAAATAGACGCTGACGCTATTTATTTTTTACAAAATGACGGCACCATTCAAGTGCTTGACCCGCCAGGTTTCTTTCAATCTTTTTTCCCGCCAAAGGTTGATGTCGGTGACATTGTTGAAGGCGGTCGCATTGTTGCAGAAACTGCTGGTGGATTGGTTGGCGGCGCGATACCGCTCGCTGCTGGACAAATGGGGCCACAGGCTCTAACGCCTGAAGAAGTCTACACCGTGCCAGCAGGCGCTGCCCTTGGCGCAGAGTTCGGTGGTCAAATGTATGACCGCACAATGGATATGATTTCTGGCGGTTCCATACCACGCGGCACGCCTCTAAAAGAAATAGGTCAAGCTGCAACAAATATCGGCTTGGAAATGGCGGGGGGCCGCGCGGCTGACGCAGCGTTCAGAGGGGCAAAGACTGCTATCCAAAAAGGCACGCAACGGTTGACAGGCATCAGCCCTGGGCAAAGGGCAGAGGATTTTGCCAAACTTAACGTACAACCAACCGCCGCCATGCTCACCGGCAGGCCGTCTGTGGGTCAGTTTGAAGAAGGTTTAGCCTCGTTTTTCACCGCATCCGATATAATTAGGACAAATCGCGCTCGCGTGATTGACGAGCTAGGTGACGCTTCTAAACGGATTGCTAGAAAATTTGGCGACCCACAAGGCAGCCCAGAGGTAATTGGCAGCACTATTCGCGCGGGAGCGGAATCTGCTTTTGACCGCATCGCGGCCAAAAAAGAAAGTCTTTATGACGCTGCTTATGACGCCGCTGGTGAGATCAGCATACCAATGGGTTCATTGCGTACATTGCAAGCAGAATTAAAAACAGAATTAGCAGCCGCACCCAACGCATTAAAAGAGGAATATGCGCCGGTATTAAAAAAACTAGATGCAATATTGAAAAACGCAGACGCTGTTGGTGGTGAATTTGATTTGAGAACTGCCAGGAATATACGCACAAATATTGGCAAGACTATCGGTTCAACGCTTCCAGGCAAAACTGTGAGAGTGGCAAAGGCTGGTGATGAAAAACTGCCTAGCATTTACAAGGCGCTGACGGAAGAAATCGACAGCGCGGTTACTGCCGCCAACCCAGAGGCAGCGCGTTTGTTGCGCCGCGCAAACGATTACACGCGGCAGACCGCAAATGACCAACTCAAAACCATAGCGAAAATTACACGCCAAAATTTGGATAGCCAAGTTTTCAGTTTTGCGATGCAAGAAGGCAGGCGAGGTGGCCAGCGAATTAGAGACGTTTTCAAGGTTCTCAATAGAGAGGAGCGTGACGCAGTAAGCGCAAGCGTTATGGGACGCCTTGGCATAAGTGGGTCTGCAACCGAAGGTGGCGGCGAATGGTCTGCAAATGTTTTTTTAAGAAACTGGCGCAACATGGACAAACGCAGCAAAGACATTTTGTTTGGTGCGCCTAGATTTAAAGAAGTTCGTAAAGAGCTTGATTCGCTCGCTCGTCTTGCTGAAGTAGCTGTTGAAAATATTGGAGAAATCAACCGTTCACGTTCCGGTGTAACTTTGGCTGGATATTCTCAAATTGGCGCGACTATTGTTTCGCTTGGTGCGGCTGGTGGTTTGGCTTTCGCTGGCGACTTTAGTGGCGCAGGCTCGATGGCGGCGTATGGCGGTGGCGCGTTGCTTGCCCCGCGCTATGCAGCCAAGCTAATGACATCACCTAAGTTTATCCGCTGGCTAAAAACCACTGCACAGGCAACAAATCGTGGCGTAAATCCGCTTGCAGTACAGCTTGGTCGCCTTGCCGTTCTACCTGGCAAAGACCCTGAACTTGCTGAAGCGGTAAACGCTTTTGTGGCTAATATGCAGGCTAACATATCTGGCCAGTAAAACCGTGGTCCAGAAAAAACTTGAGCCGTCCAGCGAGTTTGAAAAGTACGATCTCGATGATGACGGCGTTGTCACTGACACCGAAATTGAACGCGCAAAAGAGATACGCGAGTTTGAGGACAGATCACGCAAGCACCTGGCACAACTGCGCTTGGCTCGATACTCGCTGATCGGCATGGGCGTCTACACAATCATGCTGTTCATGCCTTTTGTGCCTGATAGCCGCATCAAGTTGCTCAGTGAAATTTCACCACTTTTGTTCATTTCGCTCAGTGGCGTGGTCGGTGCTTACATGGGCTTCACCACATGGATGGATAGGAAATAAAATGCTTGGAGTTTTGGCATCTATTTTGGGCAATGGTGAGGTCATCAAAAAGGGCATGGACCTGATTGATGATGTCCACAGTTCTGATGAAGAAATGGAGCGCGTAAAAGCGCAAGCCAAGATTGACACAATGAAAGCCTACGCGCCGTTCAAGGTAGCGCAGCGTTATCTGGCTCTGATGTTTACCGGCACGTTTCTAATATCGTTTTTTATAGTGCTTGTTATGACCTTGATGGGTCAGGCCAACATTCCAGAAATCAAGCAAGTCATTGATGATTTTTACGTTGGCGAGGCAATGCTGACCATCCTGGCATTTTATTTCGGTGGTGGGATGCTTGAGGGCGTGGTCGGAAAAGTTAAGGAAAAGAAATGAGGCTTTCACAAAATTTCACGCTTGATGAACTTTGCAAAAGCCAAACGGCAGAACGCAAGGGCATCCCGAATCTGCCAGACACTGACCAGATTGGTGCGCTAGAGGCTTTGTGTAAAAACATATTGCAGCCCATCCGCAATGAGTTTGGATCGTTCATAGTGTCCAGCGGCTATCGAAGCCCAGAACTATGCGTTGCCATAGGCTCCAAGATGACATCACAGCACACTGCCAACAATGGCGCAGCAGCGGCTGATTTCGAAATTGCTGGGATTGATAATTTTGCTTTGAGTGAGTGGATACGCGACAACCTCAATTTCGATCAACTAATCTTGGAGTGCTACCAGGGCGGCAACAGTGGCTGGGTGCATTGCTCATATGCAGAGGACGGCAGGCGCGAGACGCTGACATATAGCAAGGCCAAGGGCTACAGACCGGGGCTGCTGAAAGATGGCTAGTCGCAAACCAGCCAAGGGCAAAGCCAAGGTCAAAATCACAGCCACAGGCAAGAAAGTCAGCTACGGACAAGCTGGTAAGGCCAAGGGTGGTGGGCCGCGTGTACGCGCTGGCACCAGCAAGGGTGATAGCTATTGCGCCCGGTCAGCCGGTCAGATGAAGAAGAACCCGAAAGCAGCAAAGAATCCGAATAGCCCTTTGCGGCTATCTCGCAAGCGCTGGCGCTGCGCCGGTAAGAAGTCGCGGAGAACTTAGATGAAAAAACCAAAGAAGCTCACGGCGCGGCAGCAGACCGCGCTGAAGCGTCATAGCGTCCATCATACGTCCAAGCACATGGCAGAAATGCGTAAGTCCATGCGTGCTGGCAAGACATTTACAGAAGCGCATCGAGGGGCGATGCGTAAAGTCGGAAAGTGAGGTAATCATGCCCGGAATGATGAAAAAGCCAAAGGTAATGCCAAAGCGTAGGCCCACCAGGGCGTCTGCAAAGAAGAAAAAGCCAGCAATGCGCCGTGGTAATCGAGGTATGTCCTACTAATGGCACCGCGTAAAAAGAAGGTTGTTACCAGTGGCCCGACACCGACCAACCCTGAACTTTATAAGCGGGTAAAGGCGGCGGCGAAGCGCAAATTCAAGGTAACACCCAGCGCATATTCCTCTGCCTGGATCGTTCGCGAGTATAAAAGTCGAGGCGGTAAATATAGGGGCAAGAAACCAGCATGAGCCTGACCAAATGGTTTAAAGAGGACTGGGTTGACATCAGCGCACCAAAGAATAGTGGCGGCTACAAAAAGTGTGGCCGCACCTCATCAGAGCGCGGGCGCGGCTATCCCAAGTGCGTGCCAGCGGCAAAGGCGGGGCGTATGAGCAAGTCACAAGTACGGTCAGCCGTGTCTCGCAAGCGTGCCAAAAAGCAGGGCGTGGGTGGCAAGCCGACTAATGTGGCGACCTTTGCAAAGAAGCGCCAGGCAAGGGCATAAGGTGTTATAGTTTTGTTATAGGTTTTGTCATCCCATCTTATCCCATGAGGTAACAAAAACGGCAGAAAACAGTCACTTTAGGTGGTCAAAAACCAGTAAAATCGTGCCTGTCACGCCAGAGGCCGCGGGTTCGAGTCCCGTCACTCCCGCCACTTCAAACCCAAGCATAGCCTCAAAAACAAGCCCTCGGCCCTTACGGACCGGGGGCTGTTTTTTTGTGTTGTTATAGGTTTGTTATAGTTTTTCTTTTATTTTTTGACATTTTATGTCAAGATAGTAATCACAATGAAGCAATCGGGAGCTTGTGATGAAAAACTTATCAATCAAATTTTGGACGAAACGTGGATACTATGTGATCAACGCCTCGCGTGTTGGCTTGAGTGTAAACCATGGCAGATTTGAAACTGAAGCAGCCGCGCTTGAAGAAGCTGAAATGCTTAAGGCCAAGTTTCTTACTGGCCAGATTGCAGCGCCAGTTTCCATCACAAAATGTCGTGATGCTGCTGCTGCTTTTCTGCAAGCTCAAATGCGCCGCGTTGAAGATGGCGAAATAAGTGATCCTCATTATCACGATTTGCGCCGTGGTATGGATTTTTCCTTAGCAATAAAAGTCGATGGGAAACCGTTTGCAAAGTTGGATTTGTCAAAAGCAATTACAAAGGCAAACAAAGATGATTTGGCGGCTGCTTTTAAGCGAGAGATAAAAGCGCAAAGTGCAAGCAAGTCCACCGCTGAAAAGCGCATTAAAGTTTTGAAGGCGTTTTTCAATTATTGCCAGGCTAAGGGATGGACAGACCTGAACCCCTTGGACAAGGTTTCATTCGGTTTGTCCACAGAGATTGCAGATCGCGCTCCTAAAATTCAGCCAGAGACAGTGCAGAGGCTGGTAACGAATGGCGTTGCTGGCGAGTCGTTGGCGAGTCGGGCGATGATTCTTACAGCGTTGTCATCAGGTATGAGGCAAGGTGAGTTGCGTGCTTTGACATGGGGTTGCGTGGATTTTGCGGGTGGCACTGTGCGCGTACAGCAAGCTGTCAAGAATGAAAGCAGTGCGATTGGTGAGCCAAAAACCAAACGCGGGTTCCGCACAATACCAGTGCCCACTGAAACCATCCAAGTGCTGCGTGAGGTCAAGTTGCAGAGCCGTTACAAGTCTGATGATGATCTGGTTTTTGCAACTGGCGCTGGCTTACCAAAACAGAAAAAAACACTGCGTGAATTGATCGAGCGTGCCAGCCAAAGGGCGGGGATTGAGCGTATGGTGTGGGGCGACATGAGGCACTTTTTTGCCAGCGTGCAGTTGTCAGCGCTAGGTGAGGATTGGGCAGAGGTTGCTGCGCTCATGGGACATAGCAACCCATCATTCACATATCGCCAATATGGTCATTATTCAAAGAATGAAGCGAAGCAAGAAAAGGCGCGGTCAGCTGCGGCAAGTGCTATTTTTGGAAAATAAAAAGGGCGCTAATGCGCCCCTTTCACCCTCTCCCAAAGTTGCTGTAGCCAACTAGGTTCTGGCGGTTTGGCTACTTGCTTAACAGCCGCCCTCTGTTTATCTGCCCACATTTTACGCATTGCGATGCTGTGCGCCTCGCGCCGTTCAGGCGTCCAGCTTGTCTGTCTCTTGTCCAATATCACCTCCCATCTTTGCAATTTCGCTACGCGGAATATAAAAGCGTGATCCGTCTTGGATTGCTTTAAGTCGCCCATTGACAATCCAGCGCCTGACACGCTTGCGGCTGGCCTCGCTGTAGCCCTCGCCGAATAAGGCGTCACAAGCCTCTTTGACCGTGTACAGAGCCTGCCTAGCCATTTTTAGCTGCCTCATAGCCTGCCGGTGGTGGCGGGGCGTCAGGCACGCTTGTGTGCGGTGGTGGGGCAGGGGCATAGCCTGGTGGCGGCGGTGGTGGTGCCGCTGGTGCTTGCGGTGCCGCTGGCGGTCCAGTATCAAGCCACAATCTGCTCTTGCAGACTGTCATAAACTCATTGCCAACCTTGACTTGCAGTTGCACGCCAGGCTCACGCTTCCAGCCATTCTCTTTGTCAGCCGCTGCCGCTGTGTAATAGGCATCAAGCCTTGCACGCAAGTCGGGATCATCAATGTTGAACCAAAAACCAATCTGTAGATTGTCGGTAATCTCCACGCCGCGTTGCAGCTTGGGATTGCCGCCTTTGTAATCAGGTCGTGCCATTTGCTATATCCTTTTCCTGTTTTTTCCAAAATGCGTAAAATCGCTCCCAATCCTTTGGATTCGCCTTGCTCATTTCCGTGAGCATTGGGTTCATTTCCCCAACCCAGGCGTTCAGCCCGGTCAGTGATGTAAATTTCTGTATTTTGATTTCCAAGTCATCGAGGTCGTATGGCTTGCCAGTCTTAGCTGTTTGCTTTGGGGCGTCTTTTAACGCGCCGTTGATTTCACCATCGTCATCATCGTCAAACTCAACCTCTTGAATGCCAGCCGCCATGCCTAGCGCCGCCATCAAAGCATAACGCCTTGCATAGCTGATCGCTGACCCCAGCTTCTGGTTGTTGGTCATATCATCCACAGCGATGGGATAGCGGCCCACCTTTTCCTCGCCAGAGGTGTGCATGATGTAGGTTTTCAGATGCGTGCCGACACCATCCTCATAATCAACCAACTGGCTGAAGGACAGGCCGTGCTGTGCGGCCTGCTTTACCTTGGTCATCACAGAGCCGACACTGGCATACTGCGATCTATTGCCCTGCTTATCCAACTCCAAGCCTGTCTGTGCAGCTTGAAACTCTGCCAATGCTTTTGCCAACTCACTCATAATCGCCCTGTATTTTTCTGGTTTCAAAAACTTGGTGTTGCGGGTTGTTCTTCATCCAAAGCCGCGCGTAATAAACTTTGTGGTGATTACAAATTTTCACCTTTTTGCCGTCAGCGGTTTTGTCTTGCAGATTTACGCTAGTCTCCCAGCGGATGCGCTCTAGTATCAGGCCAGACCCCACGCGCTTCACACCACGCGCTAGTGCCTCGCGGGTGAACTGATCCCAAAGTTTATAGACAATCGGATTAGCCTGGTGAAACTGCATGAACTTGGCCTCATGCACGTTGCGTGGGGCGTCTAGCGCTTCAAACATTGTCGCCTGTTCCATGATCACATTCCCGGCGTCATGGCAAAGGCAAAGGTCAGCATCCACCAGAGCGACAGGACAACGGCGTATCCCATTGCAAGGTAGCCACAGAGCCGAAGCACTGCCCAGGTCATGCGAAAGCGCCGCCTGGTAGAATGGCTGGCCTGATCTATGTGCAATTGCAAAAGTTTGTTCATTTGACCCTCCAGACTCTCATTTCGTTTTCCAAGCCAATGCCCGACATTTCCACTTTGATGCCGTGTCTGTTGACATAGGTGTGGACGCCGTGGCGCAGTCGTTTTTCAATGATAAAACTCTCGCCAATTTCGATGTCTTTTATAAACCCCCACTTGCTACGGTGAGGCTTGGCAACGTTTCGTTCGATGTTCATTTAAACCCCCATAGTTTTTTGGCTTCATCGAGGACGGCAGGGCGCATATCCCACGCCCACATATGGCCGAAATCTGGCTCAATCAGGCGCAGCATTTCGTCCACAGAATTTGTGCTTTTGAGTAGGTTTTCGCGGATCGCGCACTTGGCAACGATATGATTCACCGCTGCTTGCAGCGCATCCTGGGATAGCTGTTCACAGTTTTGCTCATTGAACACGCGGTAGTCTTTTGCGTTGGCATATACGATGGTCTGCATTAGGCCAGTCCCGAACCAGTAACCGGCCACCTGACAGATATGCGGCCATGTGGGCTTTGTCGGCAGGCTGGCAGAGCGCTTGCCAGACTTAGTGTCGGCAGCGGTTGACCATTTGGTTTTAAGTTCAATGCGGCGTGAGAAGTCTGGAAAACCAGAGTAAGGCAGTTCAAGCCCCGGCAGATTAGCAAAGATTTCACTCTCGCCCTCAATGCGATTAAGGCCATAGATCGCGTGAGCTTCTCTTACGCCTGTGACGGCGTTGGTCAGAACATCAGCAAACTCGCCTCTGTTGACAGCCAGCTTACGCTCATCTTTCCCATCATCCCATGTGCGCGGCTGATACTCATCGAGGCGGCTCATGCCCTGCCTGATGGCTGCGTCCAGCGAATGGTCATCTATTAAAACGAGATTAGCGCAATCTTGAACCACGCGCCCTGCCAGCATATTCGCATTGTCATCCCGGTACAGATCAATGGTGGCCCCGGCAGCCTGCTTATCACCTACTGTGTCACCCTTGATGACCATCCAGGCACTGTTTACTTGCGGCCTAATCACGCACTTCTCAAACAGCGTGCGGCACACCGGGCGTGACGCTGGATTGCTGTGATGATGGTAGTGCTTTGATGCAGCCCAACTGGTATTCGGTGGTAAGGACATAAAAAAACCCCGATAGAAATCAATCTATCAAGGTTCTAATGACCATATCATTTAGTGTCAAGCTACATATTATAAAATATTATACTAACTTAACACCCTCCCCCTGTGCCTTGGTGCCAACAACCTCAATCAGCCTTGGTGTTGGGCGTTCTACAATCTTCACACCGCGCAAATCAGGTCGCGTGATCAACGCCAATGATGGCGCAGCCCACAAAAGCTCTAAATTTGTAAAGGAGCCAAAATTCAATGATTCTATGGTGAAGTTGCTTTTGCCAGCTTGATATAAAATACCATAAAGCAATTCGCCATCCTTGGTCATGGCATAGCTAAAATATCCAAAACAATCCTTTGAAATGGTCTTTGTGCGCAATGGCTCTGCATCAACAATTTCAATGGCGCTGGCTAAATAGGTGTTGTTTTCTGGCAGCTCAATTGTGTGGTCCCAATAGACAGCCATCACCTCATCTTTGTAATAATCATGCAGATAAACAGACTTGTTCACAAACCGTGTTGTGCGCTCACTGTGCCATTCATGGGCAATGGTCAAGCGTGGTTGTTTGCCATTGTCACTGGTCGGTATCTTGGAATCAGGACCGTGGTCCAGAAAATATTGATCACTAGCCTCTGTCCACGGCATCACCGCTGCCAGTAACGGCACTGGCGGGTTTTGATACATAATATCCCAAGGATTACAGCCAAGAATTTCAGCATAATCTTGCGCGTCATACTCATTGAGCGGCGTTTTGCCGTTGCACTGACGGCTGATAGATTCAGGCGTGATGCCTTTTTGCGCGGCTACATCGCGCAATGTCCTATCGGATGCCTTGATCATGTTTTTCAGATTATTCATGGGTGTCATGTTATCACCGTGTCACAAAGTGTCAAATCCATGTTCTGGTGATAAGCCTACTTGACCTAATGTGTCAAGTGGCATATTACGACTATTATGACATTGAATGATTTCAGAGTGGCCCAGGGGTGGTCATTTGGCGAGTTGGCCAGGCAGACAGGCGCTGCCCATGCAACAGTTGCACGGCGCTGGTGCCTGCCATCAGATGATCGAGAACGCAAGATTCCAGCCGCCAGGTTCATGCAGACAATCGTGACCATCAGTGACGGCGCTGTGATGCCCAACGATTTCTATTGTGATGACAGAGGATGAACTACAGGCATATGTAGTGCATTGGCTGCAAGTAGCGTTGCCGTTAGGGTCGGTGTTTCATCACAGCCCTAATGAGGGCAAACGTCATGTTGCTTACAAATTAAGACTTAAAAAGCTGGGCATGGCATCAGGCTGGCCAGACCTTGAGATATTTGTGCCGACAAATGGCTGGCACGATGAGGCTGCACAAGGCCCGGTGATGATCGAGTTGAAGCGCCCCAAAGGCGGCAGCTTGTCAGCAAACCAAAAGGACATACAAGACCGCCTGAAATGTTGCGGCGTCTACTGCGTCACAGCAAAGCGCCTGGGCCACGTTGAGGCGTATCTTAAGCCCTTGGTCAAGCTGCGCGGCACCACGCAGGCAGATATCATCAGACAAATGTGTGAGGCAGAAGGTGGCTGAAGGGTGCGGTTACAAGAACAGCTACACGCGCTGCAAGGCTGGCTGGATATATGAGCCAGACGGCACTGGCTGCGTGCAGTCAGCGTTGTGTCCTGTTTGTGATGGGGAAGGGGTTGTGCCTGGTCCGTTCGACTTGCCGCCAGGCAACGTGCAGATCAGCTTCAGCGGTGGCAGAACTAGCGCATATA